ATATGGTCATTGAGGGTCTGGACGACTCAGAGGATGGCATCGCCAAGCCATACGTGGTGACTATCGAGCGTGGTAGCGGTGAGATCCTAGCTATACGCCGAAACTGGAACGAGATAGACCCACTCCAGCTCAAGCGCCAGCACTTCGTACACTACGTTTACGTCCCCGGATTTGGCTTCTACGGGCTTGGTTTGATCCACATTATCGGGGGATACGCCAAGGCGGGAACGTCGCTCATACGGCAATTGGTGGACGCTGGCACGCTATCTAACCTGCCCGGTGGTCTCAAGTCTCGTGGCCTACGAATTAAGGGCGATGACACGCCGATAGAACCCGGCGAGTTTAAGGACGTTGATGTACCTAGCGGCTCTATCCGCGACAACATCATGCCGCTCCCCTATAAAGAGCCAAGCCAGACACTGCTTGCGCTCCTGAACCAGATTACAAACGAAGGGCGTCGTCTCGGTGCTATCTCTGACATGAACATCTCTGACATGTCGGCTAACGCACCTGTAGGCACAACCCTCGCGCTCCTAGAGCGAACTCTCAAGCCAATGGCGGCAGTACAGGCACGTGTCCACTACGCCATGAAGCAAGAGTTCAAGATGCTCAAGGAGATCATGGCGGAGTACGCCTCACAGGAGTACGGCTACGAGCCGATCCGTGGTGAGGTGAGTGCACGTCAGATGGACTATGCGATGGTGGACGTGATCCCCGTCAGCGACCCGAACTCATCCACTATGGCCCAGCGAGTCGTACAGTACCAAGCGGTACTGCAAATGGCACAAGCCGCGCCTCAGATCTACGATCTGCCACAGCTACACAGGCAGATGATTGAGGTACTAGGCGTCAAAAACGCCGACAAGCTGGTCCCCACAAAGGACGACGCAAAACCGACCGATCCGGTCAGCGAAAACATGGACGCACTGACAGGCAAACCCTTACGTGCGTTTATATACCAAGACCATCAAGCTCATATCGCGGCGCACACATCCTTCATGCAGGATCCCTCGATTGCGGCTATGATCGGACAAAACCCACAAGCCAAGCGAATTATGGCGTCGCTACAAGCGCATATCGCAGAGCACCTTGGGTTCAAATATCGCCAAGATATCGAAGAGAAGTTGGGAGCACAGCTTCCACCCCCCGGCGAAGAGCTACCAGAGCAGATCGAGGTAGAGCTGTCACGGCTTGTAGCTGATGCAGGGTCACAGCTTATGCAGGGTAACAAGCAGAAAGCCGCCGCTATGCAAGCGCAACAAAAAGCCAAAGATCCCGTTATGCAACAGAAGCAAGCTGATTTGCAGATCAGAGCGCAGGAAGTACAGCGCAAGGCCGCAAAAGACCAGCAAGATTCTCAACTCAAACAAGCTGAACTGCAACGCAAGATGCAGAAGGATCAGATGGACGCCATGTTGGATGCAGAGAAGCTCAAGTTGGACCAACAAGAACTTCAACTTGACGCTCAAAAAGAGGGTGTTCGGGCGGCGGCAGACCGTCGTAAGGACAGCACTCAACTTGACTTAGAGCTAGCGAAACTTATGGAACAACAAAACCGAGGTAACTAATGCCTAAAACCGTCTTTGACGTGCTCGTAGATAAAATCGACGAACAACTTTCGTCAGCACACACTTTTGTAGCTGGGGGTGTCCCACAGGATTACGCCAACTACAGAGAAGTTGTTGGACTTATTCGGGGTCTGGAGTCCGCAAAAATCATAGTAGAAGACCTCTCGCGTAACTTTATGGAAGATGATGATGACTAACACTCAGACATTAGAATTGCCTGATGCACTACAAGAGAAAATTGACGCACAAGCAGAACGTTTACAGCCTGTCCGTGAAGAAATCTCTGAAACTGACTGGGATAAACAGCTCCCGAAACCTGTAGGCTATCGCCTCCTGATAGCTCTACCTGATATCGAAGAGTCTTACGATGGAAGCTCTCTGATTAAAACCTCCGACGCCATGCGAAAGGAATACATCATGTCAATCATGGGTGTAGTTCTGGATATGGGTGACGGAGCTTATGCAGACAAAGAGCGTTTCCCCGAAGGTCCGTGGTGCAAAGAAGGCGACTACGTAATGTTCCGTATGAACACCGGAACACGATTCAAGGTTGGTGGTAAAGAGTTTCGTTTGATGAACGATGACTCTATTGAAGCTGTAATTCCCGATCCCCGTGGGATCATGGCAGTATAGGAGATAGACAATGCCTTTTCAGAAAGTAGAGTTTGAGTTTCCTCATGAGGGGAAAGAGAACTTAAATATTGAGGTTGAAGGATCTAGCGCGGAGGAGATAGATGTTACTGGCAAACAAGCTAAATCATCGGTTCCAAGCGAAGTGGATTCTTCTGACGACGGTTATGAGATTGAAGTGGTTGATGATACGCCGAAAGCTGATCGGAACCGCAAACCTTCAACTCCCCCTGATGACGTCACAGACGAAGAGCTGGAGGATTACTCCGAGAAGGTTCGGAAACGAATTCAACACTTTAGTAAGGGTTATCACGACGAGCGTCGGGAGAAAGAAAAAGCTATCCGAGAGCGAGAAGAGCTGGAACGACTTTCTCAACGACTTGTCGAAGAGAACCAAAAACTTAAAGAAAGCGAGCACAAAAGCCAAGCCGCTCTGCTAGAACAAGCCAAGAAGTCTGCCGAGTCTGAGATTGATTCTGCTAAACGTGCGTATAGACGCGCGTATGATAATGGTGACTCGGCTAAAGTATTAGAAGCGCAAGAAAGACTAACTAATGCTAAATTAAGGGCTGATAAGTTAGATAACTTCAGGTTACCTACTCCAGAAGTAGGTAATGAACAGACATACATCCCAGAGCCTCCGCAAGTTGACGAAAAGACACGAGCGTGGCAAAAAGAGAATCCGTGGTTTAACACTGATGAAGAAATGACAAGTTTCGCCCTAGGGTTGCATAATAGGCTTGTCAAAGAGGGTGTAGACCCTCAAACTGACGACTACTACGAGAGAATTAACACTCGTATGCGAGAAGTCTTCCCCGAAAATTTCGAGGGAGAACCGGAAGTAAGGCAGAGATCCAACAATGTGGTTGCACCCGCTACGCGGAGCACAGCGCCTAAGAAAATTAGGCTCACGCAAACACAGTTAACGTTGGCTAAACGTCTAGGCCTTACCCCAGAACAGTACGCCAAACAGGTTGCATTAGATATGAGGAAACAAAATGGCTGAGAATCGTATAGACCGAGAGCTTAAGTCTCGTGAGAAAACGACCCGCAAAAAGGCTTGGACGCGCCCAGAGGTACTACCCTCACCTAATCCCGAGCCGGGGTATGAGTTTCGTTGGATTAGAGTTAGTTCGTTAGGTACGACTGACGCCACGAATGTTTCTTCCAAACTGCGTGAAGGTTGGGAGCCAGTAAAGGCTTCAGATCACCCAGAAATTACGTTGGTTACGATCGAGAATGATCGATTTAAAGACAACGTAGTGATTGGTGGTCTGCTACTTTGCAAAGCTCCGTCAGAACTCGTAGATGAGCGTAACGACTACTTTAAACAGCAGTCCCGTGCTCAGATGGAGTCCGTTGACAATAACCTCATGCGAGAGAACGACCCTCGTATGCCTCTGTTTAACGACAGAAAAACGAAGGTCACTTTTGGTAACGGAACTTAATTTAGGAGCTTAAAATGGCTTATCCTACTGTAAGTGGTCCTTATGGACTTGTTCCGGTAAAACTGTTGAGCGGCTCTCCTTTCGTGGGTGTTACTCGTAGCTTCAAGATTGCTAGTGGCTACGCAACATCTATCTTCTACGGGGATGCTGTAAAACTCGTTACCGGTGGCACTGTCGAGCGTGATACGTTCGACGCGGCTATGACACCCGTTGGTGTCTTCCTTGGTTGTACCTACACTGACCCTAACCTGAAGTACAAGGTGTTCCGCCAGTCTTATCCTGCGAGCACTGTGGCTTCTGATATCGAAGCGTATGTTGTTGATGCAACTGACGTTCTTTTCAAGGTTGCGGTAGTTTCTTCTGGTACTACGATTGGTGATCTTGCACAGACTGATATCGGTGCAAACGTTGCAGGTGTTGATAACACTGGTGATTCTACTTCAGGCAACTCTCGTTGCGCGATTTCAGACACCACTGCAACTACTAACACTCTCCCTTTCCGCGTTGTCGGTTTGGTTGAGGAAACTAAAAACAGCTCGGGTGGTTTTACTGAGGCTTACGTTAAGTGGAACGCAGGTCACCAGTACGACAACACGACTGGCGTATAAGGAGATTTAAGCAATGGCTATTTCACGCGCCCAGCTACTTAAGGAACTCCTTCCCGGACTGAACGCTCTGTTTGGAATGGAGTACGCAAAATACGGTGAAGAGCACGCCGAAATCTTTGAAACTGAATCCTCAGATCGCTCGTTTGAGGAAGAGACCAAGCTCTCAGGCTTCTCAGCCGCACCTGTTAAAAACGAAGGTGCCGCGATTGAGTATGACAATGCTCAGGAAGCGTGGACTGCTCGTTATACACACGAGACCATCGCGATGGGCTTCTCAATCACTGAGGAAGCTATCGAAGATAACTTGTATGACTCACTGTCTGCTCGTTATACAAAGGCTCTCGCACGTGCTATGGCGTACACCAAGCAGGTTAAGGCCGCTACTATCCTGAACAACGCGTTTGATTCAGGTACTACATACGGTGATGGAAAGTCGCTTATTGCTACTGACCACCCACTCGTATCTGGTGGCACTAACGCAAACCGCCCAACTACTGCGGCTGACCTTAACGAAACTTCTTTGGAAGCGGCTGTTATTGGCATCGCAGGATGGACGGATGAGCGTGGTCTTCTCATCGCCGCCAAGCCTCGTAAGCTGGTAATCCCACCAAACCTCCAGTTCGTTGCGACTCGTTTGCTCGAAACAGAAGGTCGCGTGGGTACTGCGGATAATGATCTGAACGCGATTCGTAACAACGGATCAATTCCAGAAGGTTATACCGTTAACCATTACCTGACTGACACCGACGCTTGGTTCTTGATGACTGACGTTCCTAACGGCCTCAAGCACTTTGTCCGTACACCAATGTCTACATCTATGGATGCTGACTTTGATACTGGCAACAGCCGCTACAAAGCCCGTGAGCGTTACAGCTTCGGCGTTTCAGACCCATTAGGCATTTACGGTTCACCCGGTGCTTAATAAGGAGGGGGCTTAATTGCCCCCTTTCTTTTTCTGTGTTATAAAAAATCAATCCCTGACAGTTGCATTCCGCGACTGACACTAGCCGAGACAGGAGATTCACATGGCTACTACTACTTTTTCTGGTCCTATCAAGTCGAATGCGGCTTTCTGGTCTAACCCAATCACTTTCGCAAACCTACCTACCGCCGCCGCTTCTAACGAAGGCTACATTTACTACGTTTCAGACGCTCGTAAAGCTTCAGAGACGGCAGGCAATGGTACCGGCAACCTCGTTTTCTCTGACGGGTCCAACTGGATTCGCGTAGATACTGGCGCAACTGCCGCCGCATAAGGAGTGACCTATGGCATCTCCACACAGCGGGTTTGGTACGGTAACTACTAATACTACGACTGATTCTGTCGTCTGTAGTGGTCACGTTACTCTGAGTGCGCATTTAGATTCTGGTTCCGGCACATGGACTTGGCAGTTCAAGGGACCAGATGGCGTTTGGCGTGATGTTTATGGTGGCAGTGATGGCACCACACTCCAATCGTTTTCTACTTCACATATGATTAATGCCTATTTTGGTAATGATGTTCCTGTTAGGGGGTCGGCTACTGCTGGCACGTCTCCTCAGTGGGATTGGCAGATATTCAGTAACATACGAAATAGACTATGAGTGAATCAGCGTTGTTAGTGTCTCCGGTGGTTACTTCGGTAACTACCCCTATAACTAATTCTGTGGATGGGGGGACTGCCGACAGTATCTATGCGGTATTGAGGTTTGAACCTCAAGTAGCTCTTGATTTTGTTAACGAGTATTACCGGACTACAACGAGCACAACAACGCTTTCCAATGCAGTCACCCACGCACGTAGTAGCAATGCCACTATGACGGACGGCTATGGTCCTGAGCTTGTTACCAATGGTGGGTTTGATACAGACGATGGGTGGTATTTAAATGGCTTTACTATCGCCAATGGGGTTTTATCAAAAGTGTCGGGCACTGGTAACAGTAAAACGGCTTTATTCCCAGCAACAATAGAAAGTGGTAAAACCTACGAGATAACATTTAACTACACAGACAAAGGAGCTAACTTGCAGGTTGGTTTTGCTACGACCACAACATCTAGTAGCCTTGGCGCTGGTACTATTGTAATTCCTGGAGGAACGGGACGAAAAGCCATTTATCTTACCGCCACTGCTGACGGCGCTTCTTTCGGGTTTCGGGGACATAATGCTTACGTAGGGATAGTAGACAACGTAAGCGTCCGCGAGATGCCTGTCATCAAATGGGCACCGCATAATCTGCTAAATTACTCTGAGGATTTCTCTAATGCGGCTTGGACTAAGTCGGCCGCTAGCGTTTCAGTAGGTTCTGACTACACAACCTTGACGGCTTCTGCTGGAACTGGAAATCACTGGATTTATCACAGTGGGCCGACAGGGCCAGTCAATATTGCCATAGAAGCAAAGGCTGGAACTGTTTCTTTTATATCGCTCTCTTCTACTAGCCCTAGTTCAGACGGTGCATATTTTAATCTTTCCTCTGGATCTGTTGGAACCGTTAAAGGTAGCGATACGGCGTCAATAGAAGATTTAGGCGACGGCTGGTTTTTATGTGAAGTTCAATTTGCTTCTGATGAGGAGTTTTTTACTTTAACGATTGCTAACGCCGACGACTCTGGCCCTTCATGGAACGCGGCAGGAACAGAAAATGTATTGATTCGTAACGCAAGAGCCTACCGCTCTGACTTAGGCGGCATGGTAGACAACCCTGACCGTGGAGACTCATACGTCCCTACAACGTCAGCGGCTAAGTACCTCCCAAGAGTAGGCCATCACGTCTACAACGGCTCTGCATGGGTTAACGAGGGCGTACTGGCTGAGTCTGAGGCTAGGGTTAATTATGTTACCGACAGCTCCCTTGATGGTTGGAG